CTTCTTTCCAAGGAATAGATCCAAGATAATGATATTTTTCATAGAAGTCTTTAGGAAAAAATACAGCTTTAATGTGATGCCATTTAATATCCATAGTATGGATTATTCCTTTTTTTCTACCTTTCCAAAATAATAAACCTTTAAAAAAATCTGTTATTTGTTCTTTAAATGGTTTAGGGGTGTAGAATTTACTTTTTTTCATTGCCATAGTGGAAAAATGTTGTTTATTTTCAACAAAAAGTGCCAAAATGTGGAAAATATACCACATTTAGACATTTGATTTAAAGTTTAATAAGTACATTAAACAGCCTTTGTAGATAAATAATTTGGCTTTCCAATATGGTATACTACTTGCTTTATATAAATTGTAAGTTTTATAAACTACATACTTTTTTAAAATGTTTACACCCTTCCAATCTTCTTCAGAATCAGCAAATTGTATTACAGCTCTTTCATATCTACTTCTAAAATAGAAGTATTTACCCATAAAGTAGCCTTCAGCTTGTACAGGAGCTATACCATGAGGTTCTTCTTTCCATTTAATTACTAATGTATTTCCTATAATATATAGCATATACAATAGTATAAGAACAGCAAGTATTACAACTGTTCCTAAAAAAATAAACATTACTGGATCCATAATTAAGAAATTTTATCTGTTAAAAATACTTTTAATGTCTTACCATCATCTTGAAATGACAGTTCTATTTCTACACCATGCTTAACTAATATTCTACCTAGTTTTTCTACAGTGTGATCAATAACTTCAAATCTATTTACTTTTGAAAGATTCTCTTCCAATGTTTTATTATTATCCATAATAATTAATTTACAAATTTAAGTAAAAAATCCCAATGTAGAAACATTAGGATGTTGCTAACCTATGAAAAACACCTAAGTGGAGGTGAGGGGAATCGAACCCCTGTCCAAACAAACAAACAATGCATACAACGTCTCACATGCTTAGTACTGACAATGTTCGCTTTATGCATGATACATAAACTGGTACGATAATGTCTGCACCGTATGGGTACTAAAGCCCAGTTGCTCCACCACCTGATTTTAATGAAACCAGGAAAACTAGAGTTGTAATACTGAGACTACAACGAACTTGCTATTTTCTGTTGCTAAGCATAGCTGCTCCACCAATTAAGCTAATTCAAGCTCAGAACACTCAAGCTCTGCAAGCAGAGACTCAACAGTGTAATTGGAAAGCTCAACGTTTGTGTTGTCGCTTAAAGATTGAATCATTGATTATAGAGGAATAGACCCTTACCTCTGCATGTGTATACACCTTTGATTTGCTGTCAAATCCTTGGCACCCCCATTAGTAGCTAGGATAGGAATCGAACCTACTATCTCCCTTTTGATCAGTTGCGTCTCCAATACGCCACCTAACTACATTGTTAACACTAACCCCTTCATTTTTCGACCAACTTACTAACCAAAACTATTTTTTTAATGTTTTGAATTGATAGAAAAATAATTAGTGCTAACAATAATTTAAATAAGTCTTGATTCTGAAAATCCTAATTTTTTAGCATCTTCTGGATGCTCTTCTATCCATTGATGACAATTTCTACATACAGATAACCAGGTAGACATATTTAGGTAATTATCACCTGTTCTTCCTGATTTATGATGCACATCCGTACTAGTACGCGTACAAGTACCGACCAAGTAAGCTTCACAAAGAGGTTTTGCAATAAGAAAAACCATTCTTAATTTAGAATAATGATCCATCTCAACCTGCCTCTTTTTGGAGACAGGTGAGATAGATTTAGGTTTATCTATAGTGTACCAGCATTCTTTGCAATACTTTTCTTTACCATGTGATTTCCAAATGTACTTCATTTGATCACAACCTGCACATTTTTTAAGCTTCGCTTTGATCATCAATTTTAGCTGTTTCTTTTTTTCTTATAATAAAACAATCTTTAACAGATTTTTCTAAAAGTCCTACAGGATGACTTTTAAATACTACTTCTAATTCGCCTTGGTCACTTAATTTTTTAAATAAATCTGTGTCAGATCCATTTTCTGGTACAATTACCATTTTTATAGATCCATTAATAATAATAATATTTTCCATTTTTTATTCTTTTAATTTGTAATTAAATAGTTTATCCATTTCTTCTACAAGTTCAGGCTCAACATCTTTGATGAGAATGTAGATAGGTTGGAGCTTTTTAACAATTTGTTTCATTATAAGGTAATGTTTACTTTTTAACATTTCATCTAACAGTTCTTTTGGAAGTTCTGTTTTAAGTTCCATTAAACCCATATCTGTAGATATAGACTGTGTTAAAGTACTGTCGTTATACACTTCTTCATATTGTGATACAACAGAATTACCTACATAGTAAAGAAATACAATTTCTTCATTTGATAAATTGTGATAGCTCATTATTTAAATTTAGGAAATAAACCTTTCCCGACTAAATACTCTGCTATATCCATTTCTGAAACTACATCATGAATACTTATTTTATCAGGATATAAATCTTTGACTTCTTCATATCCTATTTCAACAAGTTGTTTTACTATTGGAGACTTTGGAAATAACTTTAATAACAAAGAATCAATTTTACTAAAGACTATTTCTTGTTTCCAATGATTTAGAGTTTTTTCAACTTCAACAGAAAGTACTTTTATTCGGTATTTCTTTATCAAAGGTAAAGTATTTATTTCACTTTTGGTCATTTTATGTTTAGCATAAACTAAATCATCAAAAATTTCTCTTTGAAGTGGGGTCAAAAAGTCTTTTTTTTCTGTTTTAATTTTAAAATCTTTGTACTTTTTACCAAAAAGTTTAATCTCCCGGTTAGGATCGTTCTCAGGTAGCGTGTAAGTGTAATGCTTTTGAGTGTCTAAATAATTAACAGTCATGTGGTTTTTTGAAACTGTTATTGTTTTGTTTTCATTTTTCATGATATGATGATGATTTAAAAAATGATTAAAAAATAATGGGACAGAAATGCTCTGTCCCATTTTATATATAAGGATTAATAAGTGCTAATAACTGCTAATAAGTCTTAATAACTATTCTTCTTCTTCAGGATTAAAGTCAATAGATTCATCAATTTCAGTAATAGGTGGGGGGATTATACTAGAATAATCAATATCAAGTGGTTCTGGTTTATCTAATATAGATCCAAAAAAAGGATTTTCAATAGATTCTCCATAGTTTATTGAAATTAAGTATTCTAACTCCTCATCTGTTAACTCTAGATATTGCTCAATTGATAGCTCTATCACTTTACCTGTCGGTAAACTGTATAACATAGATTTGTCATTTATACAAACCTAAGTATAATCTTATATAAAACAACTATAATTAAAACAAAACCAATAGTATACAGCTATAAACTACTTTTTCTTTTTTAAGCTATGCAGTATTTTCTTATAATACGCATTAGTTTTATTTATTTGGTGTTGTTTTTCTACTATTTTACCTTCTAAAACTTCTATTTCTTTTTTAAGATTTTGGATTGTTTCATCCTTTTTCTTACACGGGTTTATAATATCAAATATACTCATTCTGTTAATTTTTTATATAAGTTATGAAATCTACCTCCGCCAGCTTTACTACTTACAAAATCTGAATTTAGTTCAAGTTTTATATTTCTAATAAAATCTCCATCTTCATCAACCTCAAGAGGTTTTTCTATTAAATTACCTTCATCGTCAATTTCAAGATTTTGTATAATATCATATGCTAATATTTCTTCTTCATTTTCAGATGAAAAAGAAATAAACACAATTTCGCTAACATCAGCATTGTCCATTGCTTTTTTTGAAAGTGTATCTTTTATGTTTATTTTCTTTACCCAAGCCTCACTATTAAAAGTTACTAAGATTATCTTAACACCAAGTTCTTTTAATTTTATATTTAATTTTGGAATTACACTTTTTACAAAAAAATCTTTGTCTGCATCATCTTTTGCATTTAAAGGCACTTGAATAATAATATCTTCTTCATCATCTTCTTTATTATTCCTTTTAGCATATATCTGCAAAAATGCTTCAATATTATCTTTAAAAATCATTTTTTTAATTGTATTAATATGATCTTCTTTAAGTTGTTTTAACTTATCCATAAGAATGATTTAAATGTTGTATAAAAATGTAGACAGTCTTACTTCTCCTGTAAAAAAATTATCATATTTATTTACAAAATTAAATAATATCATAATTTGAAGACCTTGTATATATTCAAGATCTTTTTCAATTTTCTTGTTTAAAGTAAATCCGTTACCATGATCTATTATAGACATGATATTCATACCTCTATATTCATCAGTCCAGGATTCGCTATTAGAATAATGCAAGTAATAAATTGTATCATCACCTTCATCATCAACATAAATATCATATTCATGTTGTTCTCCTTGTGATAAAGCACTATCTTCTGGATATTTACAGATTATTTGAAATTTCTTCATAAAAAGATTTAAAAAGTTAAAAATATCACCCTATTTTATCCAACTACAGGTGATCTGGCTGTCCCCATAGCAATATCAATTCTGGACAATTTGTCCAACTTAGCTTACTGCTGTTCTAGTCACGCTAGAAGGGTTAGGAATAAATCGTTTAGTGCAATACCCAGGTGAATTAACCTGAATAGAACTTTGTCCTATCAGCAAGATCATATAGGTGCAACCCTATTTCTCATCATACAGATCTGTACTATGCAGAGCTGACCTGCAACGTATCTTTAAAAAGGTAATTTGTCTTCATACTTCCAATCAGATGGCATAGGATCATCATCTTCAGTAGTTTTAGGACGTTGTACAAGAGAAAGTGCTGCAAAATGACCTCTTAGAGCATCTTTATAACTAGTGTATCTTTCTTGATATTGGTCATGCTCACCACCAAAAATCATAGTTTCCCACAAAACTGGTTTATAATTTACATCTTTATCAATATTCCATCCATGATCCATTCCTAAAAATACAGTGGAAACAAAAACATCATCAATTCTATCTTGTTGAACAATTTTCATTTCAGGGTCGTCATAAATTTTTAACCCTTCTTCTATAGAAACTTTATAAGGTTCTTTGTTTTCATTAAGTAGATAATACATAACTAAAAAAATAGGAGTGCTATTAACACTCCTTTTTTTGAATTTTAGAAAATATCTCGTTTACTACATTTATTGGACCGGCTCCATTAAGACCAATTACAGAAGTATAACCAAAGTTATTTTTATCTGCAATCTCTCTATTTTCCATAGGACGTCCTAAACCGCTAGAAACTTCATGTTCTGAATTAATCCATGACATGAATATACTCTCGCGATATGAACCCAAACAAAACACCGGTGCAAATGTAGTCCAGTTAAATCTTTCCTTTGCTGATTTAATTTTTACATGAGTAACAGTATAACGAGCTGCATCAGGATGTGTATCTTTTGCTGCTGCAATATAATAAACCTCTGTAGAAATACCAGCAGTTTCAAGAGCGTAAATAGTGGGTATTGCTGTTCTTGCAACTTTTCTAAACTCATTTTGATCAACACAGGCTGAACCACATATGTTAATTGCAATCTTAACTATTGGTCTTTTTGAGTTTTTGAAAACACCAAAATATTTATCTTCTCCAGAAATAGCTTTAGGAACATTTAGTCTAAAACCAGAATCTTCAAACTTTATTCTTTTACGATAAGTGAGGGCTTGCTGCAGAAGTTTTTTATACTTTTTATCCGCCATTGTAGATTTAACATCTTGTTCACAAAGTTTTTTACCTTTAGCAGCATCAAATCTTACATCATAAAACTTAGCTTTTGTTTCCTCATCACCATAACGCCAACTTCTATCACCTTCCATTTCTCTATGATTATTTTGATTGTCACGATTCATTTCAGGAGAAGGATTTTTAGGATCGGTGTTATCAAAAAACTCTTTTAAATTTTCGTAAATGATGTTATAGGTATCGTTGTTGATAAATCTTTTCATTTTACATTTTTTAAAAGGGGAAAGATTGCTCTCTCCCCGTATGTGAATCAATAACCAACTCTTGTCCGAAATTTGTCCTGTAAGGCTTCATCCCAGTGAACAGATATCATGTTCAGCACATCTTCTTTGCTAATATCATTAGCTAAAAGAGTAGCAGCATCATGAATAGACCTTGTTGAAAACTTCTCATTCTCAAGATTATTGTTGACAAAATTTCTGATTTTAACAAACCAGTCATAATGTTCACCAGCAATAGATCTCTCGATGTTCTCATCATAATCTACCATAATTCTGCACAATTTGAACCTGTCAAGGAATGCCATATCTTGCATTTCTCTACCCTGATACTCTACAGAACCAGAACCCCAAGTATTGCCGGCAAGAATACAATAAAAATTCTTATTCTTTTTAGCAATAGGATTTTGTGTTCTGTTAGGTACAGAAATTTGTCCAGTGCGGTCAAATACAGCATTAAGCACAACAGCAATAGAAGGACTCATTGCGTCATACTCATCTATAAGAAATACACCGCCATTCTCATAGAAATCAAGAAACTGTGAGTTTACATAACCATTAAGATTAGCAAAACCTACAAGTTCTGACTTGCTTGCTTCCATATTACAGGAAAATGAAGAATACCGCAAGTTCATTGCTTTTGCAGCCTGTTTAGCAAGTGTTGATTTACCTGATCCTGTAGGACCTACAATCATTGCTTGATTAAACAGATTTAAGAAAGTAATTAACTTTGGTAATTCTTTATGGGCTGTAGGATCTTGAACATCCGCCCTAAGTTCACCTTTCAAAATAATTTGTGTTCTCTTGCTTTCCAAATAGGAATTAATGATTCTCTCTTTAACAGAAAGAAAATCATCTGTTACAGTTTCAACACAATGTTTTTTCAGGTCTTCGACAATTTCAAGTCTTTGTTTGCCAATAACATCACCTAGTATGTTATGCAATTTTTCATGACGCAGTTTATACGCCACGAGTTTGTCCACTCTTTCTTGAATGGCTTGTTCAGGGATTAAAACTTGGAATCCAGCGGTTTGATTTGTACTCATGATACATTTTTTTTTGTTATAGATAATTAATGATTCACAATTTAATTTTGAAAAAGACCCTGTCATTCAGGGTCTTTATCATTGTTAGTTAAATACAGAAATAGAGCTGCCCACACTGCATACGATATTACCACTGTTGCAAGATATAAGAACGACCTGTCTCTAAATACATAGAGTTATTATTCGTCACAGTATCTTGGGAAGTCTTTACGCGCATATGCCCCGTCAGATATGACTGTGGGGAGGTGCTAGTCACTCTAGCATTTCACTCCTTGAACCAGGAGAGGGATTCGAACCCTCTCTGAATTCCACCATTCCGGTTATTCATCATCATCATCATCGTTTATAAAACCTTTTATTTCAGCCATTTGATGCAATGCTTCTTGGATCATTTTAGCAACGAGAAGTTTTTGAAAAGCAGGTATTTTATTACCTTTTTCAATTACTTCCTGAACAGCATTTGACATCTTGTACTTTTCAGATTTGGATTTAATAATTAGTTTTGTTGTTGCAATTCCTAAAACTTCAGCAACTTCTTGTGCTTGTTTTTTAGTAATGCATAACGCTTTAAAAACATTTTCTTCAGAATGATCATACTGATCATTTTGCGGGTCATAACTACCTTTTTGTTCATTGTCAGGAAGATGTGAAGCGGCCCACATAATTTCATCAGAGGTGAGATTGTTGCCTGTTTGAAGCAATACACTCATAATTTTTTGTTTCATTTAAAAACAATTAAAGTTTAAATAAATTAAGTTTACTTATTACAGTTTACCAGTTGTGCTGGGGTAGGTTTAAGCTTACCTACCAGAACTGCCATTTTAATGAAGTCAAAACGGTCAAAATCCTTACCTTTAGTCTTTTAGGGTGACGAACAAAACAATAATAGCAGATATTGCTATAAAAATTAGACATGTAAATGCTTGGTTTTCCACTTTTTTATTATGTCTTATTTGGGCTTCAGTTTTTACAGGACGATTTTCAAACAGTATTGTCATCACACCAGATATCATAGTGAGAAAACCCAAGTAGACAACTCTACCTGGGTTATTCATCATTACGAACTCATAAACAAAACAAACACCGCCAATAACAGTAAATCCATAAAATATTTTATAAATTAAGTTTTTCATTATAATAATTTTAAAGATTAATAATGTCTAAAGCTTCTATTTCTCATATGTATTGCTTTCACTCGGTTTTGTTGTCTTTTGTCTTTTTCAAAATGTTTCGGACCCCATGAACCACATCCACCATCACCAAGAATTACATAAGGGTTACAACTGCTAAGAAAAATTATTACCATAATGGCTGTCAGAATCTTTTTCATACTTTTAATTTTTTGTTTATGTTATTAATCCAGTTTTCTATTTTTATTTTTAAATCGTGAGAAACAGTATTGTTAAATGGTCCGTAAATTTGGTTAAATTCTATTACATCATCGTGTACATAAACACCTAATGTTGCTTTTTCATCTTCAGTTTCAATATGATAAGCAATATAATTACCAGATTTAATTTGTGACCAGTAATTGGTATACACACAATGCTTCATAAGTTTACCTTCAGACCAAACTTTCTTTTGACTATCTAAAAGAGTCATTTCTGGAAGAAGATCAAGCTTTTTTATGTGATCTAAAGGTGTATCATCAATATTTTCACCTTCCATATCCATAATTTCTTTTGTCCAAGTATCGTGTTCAGATTTGAGTCTTTTAAGACTCCATTCAAAATCAACTTTACGATCAAGGATTTGGGCTTGTTTAACCAAATCTTCCAATATTGAATTTCTTTGATAATCACGGCTAACAATATAACTTTCTTTGTTTTCATCGTCCTTTAATAAATTCATTAAATAAAGATTTCTATCTTTAGCAACTTCCATAGCAGACATGAAAGAATACCTTTGATATCTATTCTTTACTAACAAATTATAAAACAATTTAGGGCTGACATCGGTTAGTCTACAGGATTTTAAATAATTCTTACAAAAGTCAATTGGGTTGGTAATAGTACCCTTCAGCATTTTCTCAAAACCGCCTTTGGTTAAAATATTAGATAGTCTGCTGTCATACCAATCCATTTTAAGAATTGTCATTACCTTGGCTAACCCTGGAACATCATTAATACTTTTTTTAAACCAAACATTCAGTTTTTTGTCAAAAGTAAAACCGTATTTTTCAGTGCTTCTTAGGTAGAAAGAGTTTTTATTTCTTTTAACTCTTAACGCTTCATAGGAATAATGGATGACACCATCATCTTTTATTAACAGATTTGCTCTGCAACAATAGGCTGATTGTACATCATTGAAATAAACTAGGTTTTTATATGCTGATTGTGGCAAATCCAGGAAGTCTTTTACGTTTTGAGGAAGTTCCTCAATTATAAAGTTTTGCATACTTGCAAATTTTAAAGATTAAAAAAAGGGCCCACAATGTGAGCCCGATTGTAAACACACCGCTGATCCTCTATGATGTCATTGCTCCTTTAATGGAATTGATCTGTTTTCTCTGACTGATGATTACATACAGCAAAGTAGCCACTATAGCAATACCAATTAAACCGGCGCTGATAGCAACTGTTTTCATGCTGATTATATCAGCAAGATGAATTTTGTGACAAATGATTTTCTTTTTCATTTTCTGATTTTTTTGTAAACGTTTATAATTATTAATAATACCCCAATTGTTCCTATGGTATACAACACCCATCTTGAAATAGGTATGACATATGTATCCATGGTGTAGTTGTACTCGTCGTATCCATCTTCATTGAACTCTGTTGGTTCTGCCCCTCCTAAAAATAGGAGGAACAAGAACAACAATAACATTATGAATAAGCCGATATTAGTACATTCATCTATTTTTTGATTCTTCATAATTAAAATTTTGATTTTATTTTATTAATCTTTTCTATTTTCTGTTTCCCGAGTATTGCTAACCCGCTATCAAAAGCACACTCAAGTGCTTCCTGTTTACTATTAAACACAGCAATAAATCTATTAACATGTATAAACACAGCAGCGTTATTATAATCTAATAGGGGAAATTTCTCTGAGTCTGCTGAAATCACATTCCATTTACCTGCTTGCGGATAGACCAGAAAGTTTTCTTCTTTATAGCGTTTCCAATGAATGGGAAAAGCATCACACACTCTGATGTTACTCATCTTCTCACCTGCATCCCATATCTTTTTACTCTCCTCACTCTTTGCTGCATTAGCCTTACAAGACTGTATATATTTCCTACATACATCAACAGCAAGTTCAAAACCATCCTCAATAGAGTTGAAACTCTTGATGAGAGTGTTAACTTGAAACCCATTCTTATCTGCTGGTCCGTTGCAGTCAATGTCAGATATCTCATAGACAGCATCAAACAATTCCTCATGCATAACTGTATCAATTTTACCAAGATTAACCAGCTCTATCAATACAAGCATACATGCTGCTGGTAATGAATTATCTTGGTGGTGATCATAGTTATTATTAACTTGATCATATTGTCCTCCTACATCCACAATCCAGATGTCTGGGTTGGTGAACTCATCAGCAGAGATGTTCCTTGTTCTCTCTACTTTAAGGGTTGGTCTAATAAACTCTAACATAAGAGCAATAGACATGACATCATCAGCGTGAAAGATGCCATCGTGGGTGATAATTTTTGTAATCATTGGTTTGTATTTATTTGGTTTTGTAATCTCTCCCATTGATAGAGAACGTCCTCTAATTCAAACTTAAGCTCTTCCCACCTGGTTTTGTCTTTACCAGGAGGAATCTCATTCCAATCCCCATTAAATCTATTTTTTTTAGCAATAACCTGTATTGCCTCAGCTAATTCTTCCATTAAGGTGATAGCTGGATCACCTTCATCTCTAAACTTTCCCATATATATTTATTATGTGAATAATCAAAAGAAATAGGGAGAAGACGATACTCCTCCCTATCATTGTAGTCTATAGCGAATAGACAAGTGCACGGGACTAACATCACGCTGTACTAGGAATGCCCTTTGAGTTTGTTTACATGTATAGCTATATACTGCACCTTGTGTGCTGTATTGTGCTACTCAAACCCGGTTAATAATATAGTTGACTGGTTTTCTGCCACTCTTTAAGTCCTGCATAACCAACATAAAAGACCAACTAACCTCAAGAATAACTTGCATTACCTTTTGATTAGTCAGTCTTATTGTGGTTCTCTATAAAAAACCCCCCGAAGGGGGTTAAAGACCGCAGGTCTTAAGACTTCGCAGCCTTGCGAGAAGTCTTAGGAGCAGGTGCAGAATGCTCTGCGACTGCAGACTCGAGAGCGGAGAGATCGATGTCTGCATAGAGACGGGTGCTCTTCCTGGGTTCAGGAAGATCATTCCCGTGTCTATCCTGGGTGTAGTACACAGGTTCCTCTGTGGCTACATCCCAGTTGATGACATCGCCTACTGAGAGGGACTCGAAGTATGCGGTGACAGCATCTATTTGATCTTCTGATGCTTCAGAAGACTCAAGTAGATACTTCAGTGAAGGGACGTGGTACACAGGTCCACTGAATCTGAAGATACCTTTTAGAAGGCCCCTGCCTTCTGTCTTGTTTGTAGTTACCAATAGGCTACCACCTTTGTTGATTTTTTTGATAATCATAATCTTAATTGCGGTGGGGGTTTGACCACCGACAAATAAAGGCGGGGGAGTTGTTAGCTAGGACCCATCAGACACTCTAACATGGTGGGGGGTAGTATACCAAGTAGTATAATACCCGGGGGTATAAAATAAATTTTATTTTTGGTGGGGGGTTTTTATTTTTGTAAATTGTAGTATAGCATCCTCCCTACCAGGGAGATCACCCACGAGGGTCGAAAGATAAATAGTGGGTCAGACGTTGGATAGTAAGATCAAATAGATCTGAGGTTTCTCCGACAGATGCGAAAAAGGTTGATAATATAAGTGAGGGAGTGGACCATGACACATAGGGATAGTGTCCTGAAATAACAGGGGTATTAGGTTCCACATAGGTGTAAGACATAGTCTGACGTACAGCCCACACGAAATTTACAACTAATAAGGAAAATTTGCAGGGGATAGTTGTATCTATTATATACTAAATACCATCTATGAAGGAAACAAACAGAGAGCGTAAAAATGAAATTAAGTATTTAATACAATTAAATGAGGAGCAGAAGGAGGCCAAGAAGTTAATAAGAGAAAACCAAATAGTGGTTATAACAGGCAGAGCTGGTTCAGGAAAAAGTCTTGTGTCAGCACAGTCAGCTCTAGATTTTCTGTTTAAAAAGGAATGTGAGAAAATATATGTAACGAGAGCAACAATAGAAGTGGGTAGTAGTCTTGGTTATTTACCAGGTTCAAAAGATGAAAAGCTAAACCCCTATCTTGAGGCTTTTATGGAAAACATAACAAAATGCTATGATAAAACAAAAATTAATCAACTTGTATTGGATGGTAAAGTGCAGGGTTATCCTGTTCAGTTTATACGCGGGAAGACTATTGACGATGTTCTTATAGTTGAGGAAGCTCAGAATTTATCTAAGGCTGAAATGCTAGCCATCATGACTAGGCTGGGTAAGACGGGTAAAATAATTATAAACGGAGATAACGATCAGCAAGATACTAAACACCAGGTCACTGGTCTATCATATGCTATTGAACTATCCAAGAAGATACCAGATATTAAATGGGTGAAGCTAAAAGAGAATCACCGAAGTGATCTAGTGGGTAAAATACTAGATTATGAATATGGAAAATAAGACCGCTGAAAAGCGGTTTTTTTATTTAAATAAATTAATAATATTTATTATATAAAAATAAATTTTGAATATTTAAACATTTTATGTATATTTGTATTGTAAATAAAACTATAAAATTATGTCAGAAGAAAAACAACCAACGAGAGAAGAGGTAATAGCGTTTCTTGTTGAATCTATTGAAATCAGTGAACTAAGAGCTAAGCTCCAATCTCTTAACGCTTCTATTGCAAAAGACAGAGCTGAAGAATTAAAAGCTCTAATCTTTATTTCTCAGTTGACAAATCCTAATACAGAGGAAATGTCTAAGCATGTAATTACAGAAGAAGATTTTAAAAACAATCCTGAAATTGCAGAAGCTGGATTTAAAGTTGGAGATGAAGTAACTATTCCAGAACAGGTTAAAAGGAAATTAAAAAAGGAAACAGTTTAAACATGGCTGTTGTTAATCAAGTTGATAAAATTGCTAAGTTAAGCAAGAAAGCTGCAGTGCAATTTCAGATATTAACTCATTGTTTTTTATCTGGGATTGTACTCAGCTCTTCTGAGCTTGAGTGTTTAACACTTTTAGCAGAAAGTGGAGAATCAGATCTTAATAATTTCTGTATTAATATACATAATAAAAAAATATTTAAGTCTGCACAATCAGCAAGAAACGCAATTGCTAAAGCTGCAAAAAATAATCTTGTAATTAAACAAGGAAAAAGCAAGAAAAAAATTTGGGTTAATCCATCTTTGAAGGTACAAACTTCTGGTAATGTTTTATTAAACTATAAATTTTTAGCACTTGAAACCAAGTAAAGTGAGGGATCTTATTCCTAGTTTTGCTATGGAAATTGGAGAATCTGTAGATGTTGTTACAAGTGTAATCGGGTTTTATTATAAAAAAGTGAGACTTCATTTAGGTAATTTAAAGTCATCATCAATTCAGATTGAAAATCTTGGTTCCTTTTATATAAAGGAAAGAGCATTAGATAACAACATTAATAAATATGAAAATCTAATAAAGCAATCATCTAACAATACTATAACAGAGTATGCTGCTAAAGTTTCTAATAAAGAAAAGTTGGAGATGATGAAAACTGTAAAAGAAAAACTAAATATTGAAAAAGAAAGAAGAAAAGAAGTTATTAATAAACGCTTTAAATAAATCTTATGAATTTTAATAACATTATTAAAATATGGAAAAATAAAGGGGCGATTCTTGAAGGTATCACTAATTCTATATTTAAAAAAGAAGATGTAGAGGAAATTGCACGACATAGAATGCAAATCTGCAAGGAGTGTGATCTTCTAGATGAGCAAGGTGATGGATGTATGGTTCCAGGAACACAACCCTGTTGTAATGAAAAGAAAGGGGGATGCGGGTGTAGTCTTAATTTAAAAACTAGATCTTTATCTTCCGATTGTCCTTTAAGTAAGTGGGAAGCTGAATTAACAGAAGAAGAAGAAGATTTATTAAATCAAAAACTAGGACTATAATGGCATTAATATTTAAATCTGAGAATCACACCTACGAATCAATTAATGAGGATATATCATGGTTAAGTGTTACTAGTCTTATATCTAATTTTAAACAGCCATTTGATGCAGATGTTATAGCTGCAAAATCTTCTAGAAGTAAAAAGAGCAAGTGGTATGGTATGACTCCTGAAGAAATAAAAGCTGCTTGGAAATCTGAATCTAACAGGGCTACATCACTTGGAACATGGTATCATAATTGTAGAGAGGCGGATATTTGTGGACTCACTACAATACAAAGAGATGGTGTAGAAATTCCTATTTTTAAACCTACCGAAATCGGGGGAATTAAACATGCTCCAGATCAAAAATTAGTTAATGGCATGTACCCAGAACATCTTGTTTATTTAAAGTCTGCAGGTATTTGTGGACAATCCGATCTTGTAGAAGTTATAAATGGTAGAGTGAATATTACAGATTATAAAACAAATAAAGAAATTAAACTAGAGGGATATACAAATTGGGAAGGGATGAGACAAAAAATGCAATCCCCCATCTCACATTTAGATGATTGTCATTTTAATCATTATGCTTTACAATTAAGTATATATCTTTACATAATCTTAAAGCACAATCCTAGATTAAAACCTGGAAAATTAACTATTCATCACATATTATTTGAGGAAGTGGGTAGAGATAAATTTGATAACCCGATTACAGCTCTTGATACACACGGTAATCCTGTAGTAAAAGATATTATTCAATACGATCTTCCTTATTTAAAAGATGAAGTGATATCTTTAATTAATTGGTTAAAAGATAATCTACATAAAATAAAACAAAAAGATGTGGTTTGATTTAATTAAAATGCTGGTAAAAATAGTTCAGCACAAAAAAGAAACTGATATAAAAAAGAGAGAAAATATATCAAAACTATATTTTCAAATGTCAGAACTTTTAGTCGAAGCTGCAAAAGACTTATCGCAAGATATTTATCCGCAAGGTAGATGTGCTACAATGTGGGCTTTATCAGAAGATGTATTAAAACATCTTAAAGATAAAGTGAATGATGAAGAGCTCAAACTCATATCAGAGCTTTTACATAGTTGTTCTCAACTTGAAAAAGAATATGCTAGACGTAAAGAACCAGGAACAATTACTGAGATGTTTGATGCAGCTGGTAGATTTCAATCTTTATCAATTTTATATTCTGTATGATAACACAAACAATACATGAAATACATAATCCTTTTGATGGGTATGCAAAACAGCTTGGAGAATGCCTTGTTATGTTTATGTTTGGCGGTAGTGTAACATCAAACCCTCAGTTTGTTGTACGTATATATGAGACAGGAATGGTACGTACCGTTGATCAAAATGATTTAATAATTTATGGTAATCCTACAGAAGGAGAACCTTTAGTTCCTGTAATACCTGAAGATTGGAAACCCAGAAAAGGTAGTAGATGGGGTAAGGGAGCTACATATAATATGGACTTTTTAAAAGGAAAAGAAGATGGTAAGACTATTTGATATACAGAATGCAAAGATAATTCCTACAGAACATTGCTATACGCTTAAGTTTTTAAAAGATATTATGGATGAATTTCCTGAAGACCATTTAAAAATATATGCCTATCTGTTTTATATGACTTGTCCTAGTCCAGATGTAAACCCGTTTTTTGATGTACCAGAACATGAAAAAGAAGAACTTATTCTTAAAGAAATTGATGTTGACTTTTCTACTGATGAGGATCTTATTGTACAAGGTCTCAAAATGTGTAGGAAAATGTACGAAACACCAACGTATAGAGCTTACGCGGGCATTAAGAGTATGTTAGATCGTCTTGCGAAATACATGGAGACAACAGAAATTGAGCATGGTAGAGATGGGAATATTACTGCGTTGGTCAATGCAGCATCGAAATTTGAAGCTATACGTCAAAGTTTTAAAGGTACGCTCAGAGATTTGGAGGAAGAGCAACAATCAACAGTAAGAGGAGGACAAAACTTAGCATATGATCAATAAAAAATTAATATTATTTGTGATAATCACAATGTTGTTTTATTCATGCAATAGAACACTTACACCTTATCAAGCTGCATCAAAATCGCAAAGATGTGGTAAAAACTCGCTTAAATAAAAACAAACATAAAATGAAAAAAAGAGTATTATTTATTTTAAAAAGGAGACACGATTACAATCAAGAACATTATTCTAATGAAGGACTTGCAACAGGTCTTTACAATTCTGCAACTTTTGTAAAAGATATGCTAGCAAAAAAAGGTGTTCCTTCTAAACTTGTCGTTGTTGTAGATAATAATGATATTGATAGAGAAGTAGCTTTATTTAATCCTACACATGTAATTATTGAGGGATTATGGGTGGTCCCTGAAAAATTTAATGTATTAAATCAATTACATCCAAATGTTAAGTGGATTGTGCGTATTCATAGTAATACACCATTCTTAGCTAATGAAGGTGTTGCATTTGATTGGATAGCTCAATACACTACCAAATCAAAAGTGTATGTAGCAACTAATGCTAAACAAATGAATAAAGAATTAAAATTTTATGTAAAAGGTAGGTATTCATTAACACCTGAAAGAGAACAAAATAAAATTATTGATCTTCCCAACTACTACCCTAAAGTATTTAAATCTACAAAAAGACCTAATTCCAAAGACGAGTATATTAATGTTGGTTGTTTTGGTGCTATCAGACCTCTTAAAAATCATATGACTCAAGCTATTGCTGCTCTTAAATTTGCAAATTCAATAAATAAAAAATTGCGTTTTCATATTAATACCGGTAGAATTGAACAAAATGGACAGTCGGTTTACAATAATTTAAAAGCATTTTTTAACACTATATCAGATAAAGGTCATCACCTTGTTGAACATGAGTGGATGCCAAGAGAAGAATTTTTAGAATTATGTGGACAAATGGATCTTGGTATGCAGGTTTCTTTTTCAGAAACATTTAATATTGTAGCAGCTGATTTTATCAGTCAAGGTGTACCTGTAATTAGCTCAAAAGAAATTCCATGGATGAGTAGGTTTTTTACCGCAAATCCCACTAATAGCGATGACATTAGTAAAATTTTAAGTAGAGCTTATAATCAATACTCAACAAATGTATTATTTAATAAAAGTAATTTAAAAATTTATTCCAAAAAGTCTGAAAAAATATGGAGTAATTTTTTAGTAAGATAATGTGCTAGTAGGCCACTAGATCGTAGTTCCTCTCACAGCTCTCAGAATAGACTTCATGTCTTGCACAGCTGCCCCAGGAGAGCCAGACCGTAAGCTGGATGGGTTTGGCAACTTCCCCACTGACATGAGAAATAAGTTGCAAATTGTAGGGTGGTGAAAAAGGCAGACACGCCATCTTGTCTCGATGGTTCATGTCACTAATTTATAAATCATTGTGACATGAGTGTAGGTTCGACTCCTACCCCTACAGCATGGTGGATTAGCCAAGGTGGTAAGGCAAGGCTCTGCAAAAGCTTTATGCACAAGTTCGAATCTTGTATCCACCTCAAAAAATGTATGAAAAAAATATTAACAATATTAATATTACTCCTGTTTTCAATACTAGGATATTCTCAAAATGGTGGTCAATACTTTGAAAACAATGTTATTATTGTTAAAGTGATTGGTTATTCTAATGGACAATATATATTTTCTGTAATAAATAAACAAAATTGTGAAGCTAGAATAAGAACTAAAGCGGATCAAGATCCTGCTGTTGATGTAGTAGTACAGTCAAAAGATTCTGTATGGATATTTGTACCAAGATCTCAGGGAGTAGAAATATTATTTAGAGCAAAAGCAGAGACGTTTTGTATTTCTAATCCTGATATGGGGTGGCTTGAAATAAAAATAACTCTAACCGTTTTATCATTGTTAGAAACACCACGTGTAATAATTACAAATTATAATGTAACAGATCAAGTGGTGTTAATTAATAACGTTTTAATAAGTAAATTTACAGTTCCTCATCTTCAATTTATATATGTTTATGATATTATTGGAAATAAACTATTTTATCAAAAAAGTTATGTTTATAAACAAAATGAAATAAATTTATTTCCATATTTAAAAAAAGGAATTAACTTTATTAAAGTGGTGACAGAAAATAAAATATATAACACTTATTTATTTAAAATTGTAAAATAAATATTATGCAAGAAACTTATCAAAATTTAGAAACAACATCTATTGGAAATGGGTTTATGTTTAATTGGGTGTTTCATTATAATCCTTTTACAGAGTTATGGGTAGCTATTCACAGAGATGATTATAATCAATACTGGAGTAAGCAAGATTGCAAAAGATGTTTAAAAAGTAAAAATATTTCTGATTTAAAAGAACTTTTATACAGACTTAAGGGGGACGCTGAAGAAGTAGAAAAAATAATAAATGGATAATTTTACAGAAATACCTACATATAAAGATGGGGAATGGTCAACTACTTTTTTTAAAACAAGAGAAGAGTTTAGAGACTTTTTAAAATCTATTTTTAAAGAACCTGGTACGTACAACTTTGATGAAACTACACGTATATTTAATACAGAAGCACGTAAGTTTCAAAAGCAAGGATATTACTGCGACGCCCCTAATAAAACTAAAGACTTTATAACCTACTGGGATGACCAAAAAAATAAATGTCGTAAAGGTATTATTGTACATTCTAAAAATAATACTTGGTATATCAGTCGTGATTATTATATGTGGCTTAATTTTCTTCCTATCTATGATAAGGAGGAAAAGCGCTTCGATTTTGCAAAGGTACGTGACGCGCAATACCACATGGCTCTTTATGAACACTTAGCAGAACTTAACTATAAGCATGCTATTATTTTAAAGAAACGTCAGATAGCATCTTCCTATTTTCATATGGCAAAACTTATTAACCAGTATTGGTTTGAGGACGGTGCTGTATTAAAAATAGGAGCTAGTCTTAAAGACTATATTAATGAAAAAGGTTCTTGGAAGTTTTTAAATGAGTATAAGAACTTCTTAAATGAACATACAGCATGGTATAGACCGGCTGAACCTGATAAGGTGGGGGCATGGCAACAACAAATTAAAGTGAGGATTAATGGTAGAGATACTTACAAGGGTAATAAATCTACTATTAATCTTTATTCTTTTGAGAAAGATCCTACCCATGGTGTGGGGGGACCTGTAACTTACTTTTTTCATGAAGAAGCTGGTATTGCTCCTAAGATGGATGATACATATGGGTTTATGAAACCTGCACTTAAATCAGGTCATATCATCACTGGTCAGTTTATAGCAGCAGGTTCAGTGGGTGATCTTGATCAGTGTGAACCTATGAAAGAATATATTCTTAATCCAGATGAGAATGGATTCTTTGGTGTTGAAAGTAATCTTTTAGATGGTGATGGTACTATAGGTTTAACAGGTCTTTTTATTCCTGAACAATGGAGTATGCCACCATACATAGATGAGTATGGTAATTCTAAAGTGGAAGAAGCTTTGGAAGCTTTGGATAGAGAGTTTGAACAAGCAAAGAAAAAACTTAACCCTGAAGCTTACCAGCTTACAATATCTCAGCATCCGCGAAACATAGAAGAAGCATTTGCTACAAGAAAGGTGAGTGTATTTCCATCTCATCTTGTAAGTAAACAACTTCAAAGAATTAGTGATAAGGAATATTCAGTTGAATATATTGATCTTTCTAAAAACTCAGAAGGAAAAATTATAGCTACAGCATCAAGAAAACTTCCTATATCCGAGTTTCCAATTAAGAAAAATACAGAAGATAAAGAAGGAGTGATATGTATTTATGAACGTCCTGTAAAAGATCCTACATTTGGAATGTATTATGCATCTATAGATCCAGTGGGGGAAGGCAAAACAACAACATCTGAATCACTATGTTCTATTTATATTTTAAAAAATTCTGTTGAGGTCATTACAGATGATGGAGATGGAAAAGTTAAAAATGAAATAGAACGTGATAAAATAGTAGCAAGTTGGTGCGGTAGATTTGATGATATTAATAAAACTCATGAACGTCTTGAGATCATGATTGAGTGGTATAACGCCTGGACTGTTGTTGAAAATAACGTAGCTCTATTTATACAATACATGATTAGTAAAAAGAAACAGCGTTATCTTGTACCAAAAGATATGATATTGTTTCTTAAAGACTTAGGTGCTAATAGAAATGTATTCCAACAGTATGGTTGGAAAAACGTTGGTACACTTTTTAAAGGTAATCTTCTATCTTATGGTGTAGAGTTTTTACAAGAAGAACTTGATCACGAGACTCTTCCGGATGGTACAATTGTTAAAACTGTTTATGGTGTAGAACGTATCCCAGATCCCATGCTTTTAAAAGAAATGAAAGACTATAGGGATGGGTTAAATGTCGATAGACTTGTATCATTTTGCGCACTTGTAGCTTTTGCCAAAGTGCAACAATCAAACAGGGGTTTACAAAAAAGAGTCGAAACTAACAACAAAAACTTGGTAAATCCAGAAAAAAGTTATAAATTAAAATTGAACCCTTTTAGGCATTTGGGAAGGTCCCGTGTTAAACAGAGTGCTTTTTCAAAGCCTAATGTTCCTTTTAAAAACATAAGATGATGGAATATGAAATAACTATATCAGATGATGATGCTGGTATTTTTTTATTTACAAATACAACATACTCATTCCCTATAATAGAAGTGGTATATGAGTTAATAAACGAATAATCATGCAAGTATACAATGCACTAGATTTAAAAGCAGGTAAGAAGACGGCGTATAATAAAATGGGTACGCTTACCCAACCTATACAATTTCTTCCTAACAAAGAGAAAGATGGGGAGTGGGGAGCTTGGAATTTAGATTGGTTAGAATGGCAGGGTATAAAGCAAATTAGAAGAAACTCTAGAAGACTTTTAAAAAACTACAAACTTGCTAAAGGTATCATTGATAGAACCGACTATATAATTGAGGAAGATAATGAATATGCAGATCTTATTGAGACTTTAACAAAAGAAGACCAATCTGCTCTTGAGCTTAAATACTATCCTATTATTCCTAATGTAATTAATGTTTTAACTGGAGAATTTTCAAAACGTGCTTCTAAAATAATGTTTAGGGCGGTTGATGATATGTCCTATAATGAAATGTTAGAAGAAAAAAGGGGAATGATTGAACAAGCTCTTTTAGCAGATGCTGAACAAAAGATTGTTTTAAAGTTAATTCAGATGGGAATGGACCCTGAATCTGAGGAAGCGCAGCAAGCACTTAACCCTGAGAATTTAAAATCTCTTCCTGAAATAGAACAATTTTTTAAAAAGGATTACAGATCTTTAATAGAAGAATGGGCGTCTCATCAACTTAAAGTTGATAATGAAAGATTCCATATGTATGAACTTGAGAATATGGCTTTTAGAGATATGCTTATTACAGATAGGGAATTTTGGCATTTTAAAATGAATGAGGATGATTATGAAGTGGAACTTTGGAATCCTCTTCTTACATTCTATCATAAATCTCCGAGCGCTAGATATATTTCTCAAGGTAATTGGGTTGGTAAAATTGATATATTAACAGTTGCAGATATTATAGATAAGTATGGATATTTAATGACTCAAGATCAGCTTGAAGCACTTGAAGCAATATATCCTGTAAGATCAGCAGGACTTGCTATGGGAGGTCTGCAAAATGATGGTTCTTATTATGATGCTACAAGATCTCATGCTTATAATGTAGAAGGACCGTCTTTATCATATAGACAATTTTTGTCTACGTATGAGAATATGCCTTATAACGGGGATATTATTCAATGGATACTTGCAGAAGGAGAAGATTTTTTAGATTATGGTCCTACCCACATGCTTAG